CGCGAGGCCCCAGACAAGTCTTTACTGAGACCCTGGATTCTCAAATAACCGTGCTAGGCGACCCCTATCCGTCCTTTTCAGCAGTTGGATTAGTACATCTGCGATAAGGAACACATACATGTTGAAGGGAAGATTCCTCAATTCCCCCTCTGTACAATTGGGTACAGTGTGTATGGATCCTGGCTATGGTGGTAAGACCACCCTGGTCGACACATTCTGCAGAACGTTGGGCTCCGCTACATCTCGCAAATATTTGTAGCTTACCCCATTTGGAAAGGAACCAGCCTGTCAAGCCTTTCAGTCCTGTAGCTCTTGTTAGATCGGACCACTAGACGAATATCATTCATATCTTATGAACAATAAAAGTACCAATGGTAAAATCACCAGTAACCTTCGTTGGATCCGTAAGCGTGAGCTTCGGGTCTTTATGATGGTTCCTGTGTGGCTAATGGGACTTCGGGCTTATTGGAAGACTTGTTTCCTTCCGATGCACGATAAGATCCTGAAACTATGGCAGGTTAATGGGAGCCTTTGGCTTACCCAGTATCTTGCCCTGGTCTCTCGTATCATTATCTTGTGGATCGGTGGGGAGGCTTACAAAGAGACAACATCGTCAGTACGAGTTGGCTTAAGCCGGCAAGGTCTGCCCTTATTATTGCCAGGGGCGCTTCGGAGAATCTTCCTCCTCTTACGAGGTGAAGATCATGCCTTTGCGCTCAAGGTAATTAGGGTGACTCTGTCCATGCTTTCGGTTTACCGTGTTATCGGCTGTGTCCCTACACCTAAGTTGTCCACCATTACTGATGGATTCTCAGGTGTGAACGCTACACTTGCCTTTTGGGAAGTGAGTCAGGCTGTTAATATGGTTGCCAAGAGTCTTGTTATTTCACAAGCCAGTTGGAAGTACCTTTCAGAATCGGCGGGTCCAAACTTCAAGAAGTCTACCTGGTCTGCTGGGTTAGATGCTCTTGCTTTCCTTTACCACCCTTTGGTTTGGTGGCATTGGTTGTCAATTGCATTTATCCAACGCGCCTGGGTCTTATTGATGTGGAACCTTTTCACCATCTTGGTGAGCCTTCCTGTAGTACCCCTATTAATCGTGGTCGGGAAGATGCCAAAGAAACTCGGAAAACTCGTTACATTGTTTGAAGCTCGGGGGAAAGTCCGGATTGTCGCGGTAACTGATTGGTGGACGCAGGCTCTCTTGAGTCCGCTCCACACAGCTATCTTTGACATTCTTAAGACTATCCCTCAAGACGGGACATTTGACCAATTAGGTCCAGTGCACCGACTTCTCACATATGTTAGAGCTTCCGGTTCCCCGGTATTTTCTTACGACCTCTCAGCCGCGACGGATCGACTCCCCATTGCCTTCCAAGTTCAAGTGTTGAAATCTTTCGGGATTCCATACGCTGAATCTTGGGCGGCATTGCTAGTCTCGCGTCCATGGTATCTTAAGGATCAGCCTATTAAGTATTCCGTTGGCCAACCAATAGGAGCGTTGTCATCTTGGGCGATGTTAGCGTTATCTCACCATATTCTGGTGCAGATTGCTGCTGCTCGTGCAGGTGTCAAGGGGTGGTTCACTCACTATGCCTTGCTCGGTGATGACATTGTCATTGCTGATGAAGGTGTGGCTAAGTGCTACCTATCGTTGATGCAATCTCTAGGTGTTACCATTAACCTTTCAAAATCTTTTGAAATGGCTTCTGGGACCCTTGAGTTTGCCAAACGATGGATTTCGCCGACCCTAGGAGATCTATCTCCTATGGGACCCGGTTTGATCCTTGCTGTTATTCGAAATCCGCGGATGCTCAGTACTCTGATTCAGGATGCCCTGAACCGAGAGTTTGTCTTTTCCTCGCGCGTTGTGGGAGATCTGAATCGGATCATGAAATTCCTTCGGCCCAGTTCCTGGGCGAAGAAGTTCCGTAACCCGATTCTTTCTTCGGTTATTGGACCTACAGGTGGTTTATGGGATACGGCCAGTGGGCTTTATTATAAAGCTGTCTGGATCGGTATATTCCCACACCTTATGGCTGACAAGTTAACACATCTTACGGAATTACTGTTCCGTGATATGGCCCTTGCGCAGCCAGCTCCCGAAAGAGGGAGCGTTCAGAAGGATCGCCTCGTTTCCAATTTTTGGAATGAGGCTCTCCTTCTGGGTCGTAACCTATGGGGGTGGATCTCAGCACCCTTAGTTCTTTGTTCTCCTGCCTTCTGGGTTTATTATGACCTAGCTCTCAAGGGGGATGAGAAACTAGCAAGTTTCATCGAGGATTCAACGATGTACTATTGTACTGTACTGTACTACAATAAGTGGTCATTGATGACTCGTGATCTTTCGGGTAAACTTCATCCAAAGCCTGAACCTGTACGTTCCGTAAAGGCACTTGCAATGGGTCTTGTTAGAGATACCTCTGACTCTCGGTTACTTGATTGGAACCGGAAAGTGGCAGAGGTGATGCTCTCTTACCACACTGGGCTTTGGGCCTCCTGGGACAAATATGTCTCAGTAGAAACAATGTTTCGTGAGGATAAAGAGCGTCGCGACCGAAATCGGTCACGCAATCCCTTCCGTAAGTTCTACAAAGTCATTCCAACGAATCGCTCGCTTGTCCCTCTCAGAGAGACTAGCCACAAACCCTAACGAGTTGGGTAAACTCGCGTTATGGCAAGACCTCGGTTTCGTCCGAG